GCGTCGGGTAGAACGATTTTAAAAGTTTTTTTCATATATTCGCAAAACGCGGCGGAAGCCGACAGTACAAGCGCGCCGCCTGCCGTTCGACCGGCGATTTTCTCCGCAATTTTTACCGCGTTCTTTTTGTCCGCCTCTTTTCGTTCAAGCAAAAACCGCGCGGCCTTTATATCAACCGGCACGCCCCGCACATCGATTGCCTGCGCCGCGCGGAACTCTTCCAGGTTAAAACCCTTATCAATCAGTTTGCCATAAATGGCTTTTGACAAAACGGCGTCGTGCAAGCAGTATTTTTCAAACATCGCCGCGTCTTGCCTGTCTTCGCACACACGAAAAGCGCCGTCTTTTTGCGGAAAACTATATTTCGCGATAAGGCTTTTTCCTTCCGGCATTTTTTCGAGACCAAACGCCGCCGCCACGTCCTCAAGTTTCGCGCGAGGGGCGCAGATACCAAACCACCGGGCAAGCGCGGCGGTGCATAGCCAGTTGCGCCAGTCGGCCGCGCGGGTGCCGGGGTAGAATTGATTGAAAAATGACCACTCGAAAAACCAGTTATGAGCGATGAAAAGTCCTTTATGGTTTAATATTCTCGGTGATATTTTCTTTCCGCCCGTGTAGTTCGTCTGAATAAGCGGTTTATCTGTCAGGCCGACAGCGGCGCAAATAAGCCAATCGGCGGACGGGTGGGCAAAGTACCGCGTCGGGCCGTTCTCAATCGGTTCCGCCGATTTTGTTTCAAGGTCGATAAAAATAGGCTTGACAATTTTAGATAGTTTTGATGTCATAATGGCTTACGTGATACTCCTGAGTTAAATTTTTATCCGTTCCCGCTCCCCGCCCCCGAAAAGGGCGGGGATTTTTTTATTTCCACTTAGACTTAGAGCAGCGCCCCTTTCGTCTTTTTGCCCGGCTTGTATTCCACCTGATTCGTCGCCGGCGGCACGTCCGCAAACGGGTCGATCGACGCTATCCGTTCGCCGTCCGCCACTTTCCGAACGCCGTTCAAGTACATGGTGATCCCGCGCCCGGCGTCCACGTCATAGGCCGAAATGAACACGGCCACGTCAGCGATCACGCCGGAGTAAAACTCCTGAGTAATCATCCCGGCGGGACAGTCGGTATTGTCGGCCAGGCGAACCGTGGGCGGGTATTTGGCGACAAATTCGTCCAGGTCCGTTTCGCGCCGTACCGTTTGATGGGCCGCGAGGGAAAGCCCCAGGTCGGTTTGTTTGAACAACGACTTGTCCACGTCGAGCATGAGCGCGGTTTTAAGAACCTTTATGCGCTGATCCGCGCCCCACGCTACCGACGCGCTTTTCATGTACTGTTCAAGCGCCGACTTCATCGCCGCGACGAACTCTTTTTCGCCGCCGGTAAGGACCATCTGCGTCCGGTACATCGCCTTAAGCGGATCGTCTTTATCCTGCGCGGGCCTGTCGATGAAAACCCAGTTAAGCATGACGTTGCGAAGTACCGCGTTAATCCCTTTCGGGCTGATTTTAGTAACGACCAGTTCCGATTTTGTATTTAAAACGTTTGTTCCTTTTGCTTCTTTTGCTACTTTTGCCATTTTAAACCTCTTTATAATTTTAAAATTTTTGAAACCGTTAAATAAATCTAATATTTATACTCGCCAATCTCTTTTTAATCGACGATTACAAGATAAGTTCATTTATGTCAATACCTGCTCTCCTTTCAGCGTCAGTTAATTCCGCGTTGTCAACATCGCCCCGGATGTCGCTCACGTCGCCCTCGATGCCGCTCACGTCGCCCCGGATGCCGCTCACGTCGCCCTCGATGCCGCTCACGTCGCCCCGGATGCCGCTCACGTCGCCCTCGATGCCGCTCACGTCGCCCCAGATGCCGCTCACGACGCCCTCGATGCCGCTCACGTCGCCCCGGATGCCGCTCACGTCGCCCGCAATACAATCTGTCGGTCCGTCTATTCGCTCACCATCGACAATGTGATACACCACTCCACGCGTAAATCGCGCTAAACATTTTTTCATTTTATTCCCCCCTTCCTTTAAATAAACTTGAATCCCTTACGCGGCGGACGGATTGCAATCGCGTTTATAGCGTCTTTATCCGCGCCAATCTTTTCCGCCTGCGCCGGGGATTTGAACGTTTCTTCGATCATGTCTTCGAGCTTAACGCCGATCCGCGCAGCTATATCGAGTCTGTTCATATCACGCGGCCACGCCCGCGTCCCGGCGGTGTATTCGACCGTCACTCCGGGAATAACGCCGCCCAGGTCCATGAAAAGCTGAGCCTCTTTTTTGATCGTTTCAAAAAGTTTTTCCGCCGGTTTTGCCAGGCGGAGCGCCTCGGCGAGCTTTTCAGGCGTCCGCGTTATACTGTCAATCGCGCCAGGCCGGGTCCATTTTGCGATTTCAGCGCGGATTTTGGCGCAGGTTGAAAGGCGCTGGCAGTAGGCGCAGTGATTACCGGTCTGGAATTGCTTTTTTGCGGTTCGGGCGATCAAATCTTTTGCGGTGTTCGCAAGGTAGTACGGATCAATTTCGCCGCCCGTGTACGACGTTGAATTAAACCGGGCGTTAACAATAACGCCGTGCCAACGTTTTATAGTGTCATTTTGCGCCGCTTCCATGTGCGCATACAATTTCAATTGACTGTTTCCCTCCGCTTCCACTTCGCGCCAGCCCATTTTGTGATCAATGACCGTAACCGCGTCGCCCGCCACGGCCATGCAGTCCACCGTACCGGAAAATAAAACGTTTTTTACTTTGGTGACTAAACTGTGTTCAATAGCGTACGCTTCGTGGTCGTATAATTCCCGCCTGACCGTTTCAACGGTGAAACGCACTAATGCCGCGTCGTCGCCTTCAAGCGGGGTGTGATAAGCGCCCGTCAGTTCCGCCGCAATCATTCCATGCAACCGCGTTCCCTCTTTGGCGTATTCGTCCCGCTCTAAAACGAGCGGCGACTTTACCGCCTGAAGGGACAGGGCGCATTTTTCCCATACCATCCACGCCGACGGCGAGACGGAAAGTGTGCCGGTTCCTTTACTTTTTAGCTTTTCGGCTTTTACTGTTTTTTTCATCGTGTGAATTCTCCTGTATATATTTTTGGTTGTTTTTTGCGTTATAAACTTGCATTGCTTCTTTCGACAGCCGGCCGGCGGCGGCCAGGCGGCGGAGGGCGCGAAAAACTGTTGCCGCCGGTTGTGGCGGTGTGCAGCATTCGCCGATTTCCCTAAGTGTCGGATAAAATCCTTTTTCGGATTTCAACTCCATTAACTTTTTTTCAACGAAAGCGTCGAAAACAAGCACCTGCCCTTTTCCCATTCTAATTCTCATATTTTTTAACCTCGGTTTTCAATATCTTTTTACGGGTCGGAACTTTGCGACAAGTGGCATCGTCTTTACACCCGACGCAGATGTCCACCCTTTTCTTACCTTTTGTAGTGTAGTCCAGTTTTTCCGTATCGTAGACTTGATACAGCACTAAATTTTCTCTTCTATTATTTAAAGGATTTCCGTCCCGGTGCCGGACGCCTTTACAGTGGGGAATTTCCCCCATTATATATTCGTGTAGTTTTACCTGTTTCGTTCTATATCCACATTTTGTTCCAGGGGCGCTGATACGCGCGTCCGTTGCCACTGCGTCTATTTTATCGTTTTTCCACACTATATGCCAGGAATACAAAGGGCCGGAATAGTCTACGACATGAAGTGGATAGCCGTTTTTGTCCCGCAAATCTTTGGCGCTCTTGTAATCCTTGACACGTTTTTCACCGCTAAAACGGGCATAATTTTTAACGCGCTCCGCGTCTTTATCATTCACATAAATATGATGCTCGCCACGTTTCGATTTTACTATGAAAACCGCCATTGATAAATGCTCCTTGCTTTTAGTTTTATTACACATACTGCCACCGAATAAATTTGTCAAGTGATTTTAGTAAAAAAATTAAAATTATCAATAATAAACCATTTCAATTAGAGATCGCCGGGGTGTCCGGGCAGGCGTCCGGCCACTTAAAAAGCCGGCCCGTTTTTGCCATCTAAAAATTTTTTGCATCACGTGAAAAATTTCAGTCTGAAAAAGCGTCAATTTTCGGCACAAAATATTCTGCCCGGACGCCCCAGGCGCGTTCATACCGTGTTCGTAAGTCCTGAATTTATCAGGACTTACGTCATTAAATACCCCACAAGTGTTTAGTGTGTCCGTCCTCTCTCTATTTATAATATAAAGTTCTAAAAAATATAAATAATTTTCACCACGTGATGCGAAGCGTGTGTGTGCAGGAATACTTTTGAAGCGCCTCGGACGGACGTGCCGGGAGGACGCCCACCCATATTAGAGCACAGCATAAAAGGGAATGAATAATCCTGAAAAAACCCTTGACAAAACGACATGAACACGACATAATGCAGGCATGGAACCAATAAAACTGTCAATTTCTGTCATGGCGCATCCATCCCGCGCCCGTCATTTCGATTTTTTATCGAAAAAGCTACAAATTCCGGTATCGGAATTTTGCGTAGACCAACAAAATAACCTTTTAGAGAATTCAAAACGATCCTGGAGGGCCCACGACCCGAGCGCTGATTTCCATTGCGTGGTCCAGGACGACGCCGTACCAGTAGACAATTTCCGCGAACGGGCGGCGGCGTTCATTACGGACCAGGAAGAACGCCGCATTGCTGCGGGGCGCGGACCGCAGGGGTATAATTTTTTCTTAAAACAGGACAATCATTTAACGCCCCTGTGGCCCAAAGATGGGGCGTACCACGATAACGTGACGCGGGCGGGTATTGCTATTTGTTTGCCGGTAAAGCACATCGCGCCGATGCTCGTTGAATTTGACCGGCAGCGCTCCCGCCACGATGACGACCGCATATCGGAATATGCAAAGCTGCATGGAATGAAAATCCTTTTTCCCGTTCCCTCCCTGGTCAATCATCGTATCGATCAACCGAGCCTTGCCAATAACCCGATAGGCTTTGAGGCGTGGAAAATGGACGGGTGTGAGCCTGTGACAATTCCGAAAATCATTCATCAATTATGGGTAGGCCCGCATCCCGCGCCAACCGTCTGGATGAATACCTGGAAGGACAAACATCCGGGTTGGGAGTATCGGTTATGGGACAATGACGCCGTGTTCGGGCGGCAGTGGATCAATCAGAAATGGATTGACTATTTTCGCGCGCGGCAGATGTGGCCGGGAGTATCGGACGTATGCACGTATGAAATATTATACGAGTGCGGCGGTTTTATGCCGGGGGCTGACGCGGTATGTGTGAACGCGATTGACGAATTGTTCTATAATGATTATGATTCATATAGCGTGTGGGAGAATGAGAAAATTCGTCCCGGCCTGATCTCCCCGCTCCATGCGAGCGTAAAGGGCGGCGTGTTTGCCCGCGAACTCATTGACGGGCTTAAAAACCGCGTACCTAATAACGTACCGTGGATATCGGTTGGCAATGCGTACATGGGCGAAATGTTCAAAAAGACGAAAGCAAAGGTGAAAATTTTTCCATCCCATTATTTTATTCCTGAACATTTTCTTGGTGAAACGTACACAGGGACGGACAAGATTTATGCGCGGCAAATGTGGGGCTCGACCACGCGAAGCTATACGGCTGGTTTGGAAGGCCGGGAACGGGAGGGCCAGACGATGGTTGAGACGTTACACGCCATTTTGGCCGATGCGAAAGGTAAGAAACTCGCCATGTTGGGCGACGGGCATCTTGATTACATATTGAAAAATCTGGCTTCGGTGCTGGACCTGTCCGGTGACGTGGTAGAGCTGGGGTGTAACGTCGGTGTAACGTCAAGTTATATTAAACGGTTTCTAACGGAAATAAAATCTGATAAAGAACTGCATGTGTACGATTCGTTTGAAGGTTTGCCCGCTAAAACTGCGGAGGACGGGGCAACGCCGTGCGATAAGGGCGCGAGCGCGGTTACCGTTGAACAGTTTAAAAAAACGTTTGCGGACGCGGGCGTAGAATTGCCGGTCATAAACAAGGGGTTTTTCGGTGATATTGCCGATGAAAAATATCCAGCGGAAATTTGTTTTGCTTTTTTCGACGGCGACTTTTACGGGTCGATTGTGGATAGCTTTAACAAGGTGTATCATAAAACGGTACCTGGCGGTATCATCTTAATTCACGATTATGAATACGCGCCTTTCCCCGGAGTGAAAAAAGCGTGCGACGATTTTCTTTGCGGCAAACCGGAAGTGATTGTTAAAAACATTTTTGGCATAGGTAAGGTGGTAAAAGCGTAATGGCCGGACGCACAGAAAATTTAAAACCAAAAACCTCGGCGAAAGCTCGGGGGCGGCTGGGCGGCATTAAATCAGGCAAAGCCAAGCGCATAAAAAAACTTATGTCTGAGATTTACGCCGATTTACTCGCCGATCAATCGGGCATTAAAGGCGGTCAAGGTATCCAAAAAGTTGTCGAAACGATTTTGAACAGTACCGACCCGAAAGGGAAACCCGCCCGCGTGGCGATGCTGAAAGAACTGCGCGAGGGGACCGAGGGCAGTAAAATAAAAACCGAAACCGTCCTTACCATAAACACCGACGATGAAAAAGTCCAACAGGTATTGAAAGAATTTGGGATTACTAAGCCAGAACCAAAAGATTGACCACGTTGCGCTTCTTCGCGCATGGCTCGCCGAACCGCATAAGTTCGGTCACCTGCTTGGCTATGACAAATTGTCGCCGCTGCATGGTGAATGGATAAAGATATTTTTGCAATACGCAAAATTCGGCGTCCTCCAGGCACATAGGGGAAGTTATAAAACGACGTGTGGCATAGTTGCCATGACGCTCCTTTTCCTGTGTAACCCGGCCATGCGACTACTTATTGTGCGAAAAACGAAAGAGCTTTCAAGCGACGTTCTGAAAACCATACAAAAGCATTTTGAAACAAACGACGTTTTGCGGCTCTACATGTTTTCCCGCTGGAATATCGTTGACGCGAAAACGGCGGTGTGGTCGAGCGAGCGCACGACTTTTTCTTTTAAAAAGACCGTAACGCCTGAACCGTCGATGACCGCAGCAGGCGTCGGAACGTCTATCGTCGGGGCGCACTTTGATTATATTTGGCCGGATGACATAGTTACTATTGAGGACCGGTACAGCCCGGCGGCGCGTGAATGGGCGAAGGCGTATTTTAGAGAACTGGACAACCTTATTGACCCGCTGGGGCAAACGCGCCTGTCTGGTACGCCCTGGCATGAAGATGACGTATTTTCCACCATAGAGGAAACGTATTTCGAGGGGCGGCGCTTTCCGGTCGGTACGGTCCCTATGCCTGCGGATGAGCTTGCGGAGATCATGGCGCGGAAAGACCGACTGCCGTACGCGGAATGGTGTTGTAATTATGAGCTTCGGCACGTTCAGGATAATGACACAATCGGCGCGTTTGAAACGGTTGACGTGTGGGATTGTCAATACTGTGTTGCGTTCATCGATCCGTCGTTTTCCGACAAGACGGACACCGACGCTACGGCGGTTTCGGTCGTGGGTGTGAATAAAAAAGGGAAAATCCTTTTTACCGGAGCGAAACTGCCGAAATCAATTTCCGACGAAGCGACGCGGGTTACGATACTTGATTTTCTTCAACGGTTTACGCCGATTGAAAGCGTTATCGAAAGTCAACTCGCCGACACGTCGATTTTTTTCATAGACGCTTTTCGGGCGAGCGAGCGCCGGTATCCGATAAAAAACTTGTGGACCGTCAAGCGGCAGTATCGGAATAAACATGAACGGATTGCTGCCACGGTTATTGCGAACAAACCGGACATGCGAATGTTAAACGGAACACAGGGGGATTACTCGCTTGAAGTCTCGCGCTATTACAAGGGGGCGCCGCACGACGACGCGCCGGACAGTCTTGCCGGGGCGATTGAACACTTAGCGACGTCGCCGATTGTTGCAGAATACGCGGCGGCGATTAAGGTATTGAAGAGGTGATAGTATGAAATACTACGAGTTGATAACAATTGCTTTTTTAATCGTTTTTTTAGTTTTCGCCTCGGTCGCCGTTGAAAGGCTGACACAGATAAAAACAGACGCCCGTTTGACGCGTGAGGCTATGCAGCAGCTACGGGATGATGCTCGGACATATAACGAGTGGGTCCAGCGAGTTACCGCACCGGCGGCTGTATGCAGGTAAAATTTGGCGCGCTCCCCGGCGTTTATAAAACGGGCGAGAAATTCAGCGACGTGCTCGCGTGGAACCACTACGGCACGGAAACGATCCCGCCCCGGCCCGTGTTGCGTATTGCCGCTGAAAATGTTTTGTCGTCGCCCGAAATGAAAAAACATATGAAGGCGTATTTTAAAAACGTGATGGAATATTCAAAGCGCGGGCGTACACAAGACGTGAAAGACATTGAAACGAAAATGTTAACCGCGCTCGGCCAGCAGGTTGCGGCGGAAGCGAAGCGGATTATTGAGAGAAATAGCGGAGAATTGCAGCATAATGCGCCGGGTACGGTCGCTAAAAAAGGTTTTGACAAACCGCTGTTTGAGAGCGGGGAACTGATAAAGAAATTATCCTATGAGGTAACAGAATGATAAAACAACAACGACCGGCGCGCTACTCGCGCCCGATTGAAGAACTTGCAATGATGACAAGCGCTCTTGAAAAATTGAGCTTGTTGCCGCGTGATGAAGTTTTACTCAATACGCGAATGGTGGCGGAAATCAAAAATACGCTGTCCGCGTCAAATATCGATGCGCTCATTACTAATATTGTGAATGAGTACAACGAAGCGCGGAACGTGCGCGACATACCGACGGCGAGCGAAAACGCTTTATTGTATGCCTACGCTCAGCGCGAGCATAAACGGCTAAAAGATGCCGGGGGGAAAGAGTACGTCACAGAGATTGTAAACGCTGACCATTTACCCGAATTGCAAAAACAGAAAGAACTGCCCGCGAAAGCGACGCGCCGGGCGGAAGAGGCGTTCGCGTCGGTGTTCAATTCCATTTACTCAAACGGTGCGGTAAAGATCAACACGCCGTCCGACCCGTCCATCCTTATGTCGTACATCGACTATTCGCCGTACCGGGTAAATTACACCGAATATCTATCTGTCCCGACGCTGTCCGAAATGGTGGACCGTCCGATTGCTATGGCGCTGAAAAATCCTTTTGAGGTGAAAACAAAAAACGAAAAATTCAAAGCGGTGCTGGAAAAGAAATTTAAAAAGGTGCAATTGCAAGCGGTCTTGAAGGATATGCTGTTTAACAGCACGTTGTCGCCGCGCGGGTCTTTACTTGTACCGATTAAGCGCGGCGATACGGTAACGTTCAATGTTTTTAATGATACGCAGTTTGCCTATGGAATGGGATCGAGTTATGGCGGTCTGACCGCGCCTTACAATCAAACGCGCGTGGGCGATCTTTACTGTTTCGGCGCGAAACTGAAGCATGGTGTCAGCGCGTTTTTTCTCTGTCCGGGATTTGAACCTCTTTTCGGCGTGGGGATTAATCGCGTGCCGCAGCTCCGGGCGGCGGCGGAGGCGTGGAATCTGTATGTTCACATCCTGAAAATTCTGCTCGTCCGCGCCCAGGTGATCGTCGAAAAAATGGAAGGCGACGTACAGACGGACACGATGCTGTCAGCGATGCGGGCGCAATTGCAGCGGCTTTCCGAATCGATGGGCGTATCTACGCCCATCGCTCAGGCGCGCGGGACGCAGATGGAAATACT